AGAGTTGCTCATGAAGAGTATCTATGGTGGAAGCCTGACATGATTTTAATCGAGGCCAAGGCATCAGGGATACCTCTCACATCAGAATTAAGACGTATGGGAATACCAGTTGTTAACTTTACACCGAGCAAAGGAAATGATAAACATGTCAGGGTAAACTCAGTTTCGCCACTTTTTGAGGCAGGCAAAGTTTGGGCTCCGATGCATGAACATTTTGCCCAGGAAGTTGTGGAAGAGTGTGCTGCGTTTCCACATGGAGATCACGATGACTATGTCGATTCCATGACACAGGCACTTATGAGAATAAGACAGGGCGGCTTGATACAACACCCGGAGGATGCAAAAGATGAGCCGACACCAAGAAGAACAATAGAATACTATGGCTAGTAAAACTTTAATAGATACAGCATTAAAACTTTACCAGAGTCTAGGTGGTAATGTTTCCAAGGTCCTCGGTACCAGAACCAATGTAAATTTTTTAGGTAAAGGTAAATCCCCAGAATTAATGGTTGATATGGATATCAACACTGAAGCGTTAGGCGTGTTATCAAAATCAAAAGCGGTAGAAGAATTAGACTCAGCGATGGGTTACCTGACATCAAATAAATTAAACGACATGCAGGCTAATAAATTAATCTCTAACATGCAGAAGATGAAAGAGTTTTATGATCCACCTGCAGCTCCAGCAAACATAACGGACCTGGCAACAGGGACCAGGAATCTAGACAAAGAAGGTTTAATGTCTTTGAGAATGGGAGATGATCTACCACCTCCAGGTTCACGTGGTGGACCAGAAGATATCGCAGCACCAATAGAATCCGATGCAGCAACATTTACAGGTGCAGGTTTAGAGGCAATCAAAAATGTTAAAGGCAGTAATCTGATCGTAGATGATATTGTAAATAAAATTTATTCAAACGCTGGCGTTGCAGAAAATGCACAACCGGTGGTCAGAGCAAATGCTAGAGATTTTTTAAATAGAATAAAAGATTTATCCGATGAGCCAGGTAACACTACATTAGCTGATGTTATGGAGGTAGATGATTTTAGATTTATGACCGAAGGTGGTGGCGGTGGTATGGGTGATCCGTTTCTATTGGTTCAAAAATATTTTGGACCGAAAGTTGCAGCGGCAGTTGCAAAACTTGATGGAGCGGATGACATACAATTATTTGCTGAAAGATTAGTTAGTGTTACAGATGATGCAGGTAGGACTATTACTGACAGAAGATTTAATCCAGATACTGTAGACATTTCTGACTTTGAATTTGCAGATGGTGGACGTGTGCCATATTTTAGAGGTAAACTTGTTGGCAAAGCTTTAGGTCTTGCAAAGAAAGCTGCCTCAAAAGCAAGTGGCAAACAAATGGGTTATGGAGACATACGTAAGTATGGTTTAGAAGCAGAAGACATATCATTACTTTTCAGAAACGTTGCTATGGACAAGAGTTTGGTTGGTAGAGAAAAAACTTTATACATGCAGAGACTAAATCAGGTTCTAAAAAATCCAGACGAATTTCCAGATGGTATCAGAGAGATACAGGAGATGTTAGGTATCGGTCCTATAGGATTTAAAAGCGGTGGTCTTGCCGGCATCCTGGAGATGTAATGGTAATACTTAACCCAAATTCTTTATCTGCTTTAGCAAGAATAAATGAGGCTGGAGCAATAAGAGTAACTGATAAAGTAGAATTATTTAAAGAACTTGTTAGAGCAGGTAATACACCTAATGAAGCCAAAAAAATAGTTATAGAAAGATTTAATTTACAAAGAGGTAAAGCTACTGGAACTCCTAAATGGATGACTAGAGGTAAACAAGAATTAATAGCAGAAGGTTTTGATTATAAAGATAGTCCAAGAGGTCCTGAGAATGTAGGTGGTAGAAAAAAGGCACAAACAAAAAGAAGTGCTATCTTAGAAAATTTAGATGAAAGGGTAAAACGAACTAAACAAAAAACAGGTTTAGGAAAACAATACGAACTTGCACATACTGCAAATATATTTCAAGCTAAAAAATTAGGCATTGATTATCCAATTGATGCATTAGCAATACAGACTCAAAATGTAAACAACAAAGTGGCTGAGGCTTTAAACGATGAATTAAAACCTTTGTATAGAAAACAATTAAAATTAGTTAATAAATTAAAAAGAAAAAGTACAGAAGGATTAAAAAATCAACTTGATAAAGTAAATGAAAGTTTATTAGAGACTGTTGCAACTGGTGGTAAACAAGGAGATGCTGCAGCAAATGTTTTAAAACCAATTATTGTAAATCGAGATACTTTAAAAGGATATATATACACAGGAGCTTTTGATGAATCATCAGAAATTATGGCATCACCTGGAGCAACTACAAAGGCAGCTGCTGGATCAGCAGATGATTTATTTGCAAGAGCAAGTGTTGAATCTAGATTACAAAATGTAAGAAAACAATTTGAAAACAATACTGATAATGTTTGTTCTATTTTTGGAAAAGCAAACGGTGGTTCAGTAAAAGCGTGTTTAGCATCTTTTGATGATGCTGTTAAAAAAAATCCACAAGGCTTGTTTCAAAAAATTGTAAACTTTGCAAAATCACCAGGAGCAAAAACATTCGGTATTGGTGCAGCTGTAGGAACTGCAATAGGATTAGTTAAAGCATTTAGAAACGATGATCCAACAACTTATTTATCAAACGAAGACCAACAGAAAAGTATGTTAGTGGATATGGCAACACAACCCATATCAACAGATATCGACAGACCAGCGATATTAGATTATCAATTACCTGCACTTGGTGTGGGTATTGCAGGGTCAACTGCACTAGCTGCACCATCAACAATCAGAGCAAGTAAAACAGATTTAAAATTTGCATCTAGAGCTCCAGGTGTTGAGAGAAAAAAACCTGGAATAGCTAAAACAGGTTTAAGGGTTTTGGGCAGAGGATTAGGGGTTGCAGCGTCGCCTGCACTACTTGCACCTCTTGCGGCAGGAGATATTGCATCACAGGTCGCTGCTGGAGATTCACCAATGGATATTGCAACAGATCCATTAAATTATTTATATCCTGCATTTGCAGATCAAACCCCAAGATTAACAAGAGGGTTGAGTCCAACTGTTAGAAAAGTAGCTAGATTAGGTTTATCAAGAGCTGCACTAACTGGGTTATCTAGATTAGGAATAGGTGGATTTGCAGCCTCACTTGGTATACAAGGTTTAGGTTTATTGGACGAATAATGGTAAAATTAATTCCAGGCGGTGGACCACCACCAAAGAGAGGGCCTAATTCACAAGGGTTGAATGTTCCTTTTAAACAGACTATAGTTGTCAAGAACTCGGAGAAAAAGAAAAATGTCAATAATGGACAAAGCTCTACCAAACGTAGTAGAGAACACAGTAAAAACGCCTAGCGAAGAAGAGGTAGCTCTAGCAGAACAAGAGGTTGCTGAGTCTCAAGGTGGTGAAGGTGTAGATATTCAAGAGAATGAAGATGGTTCGGTAGATATAAATTTTGAACCAAACAAAGTAAATCAAGAAGGAACAGAATCACATTTTGATAACTTAGCAGATTTATTACCTGAAGATATTTTAGGTGAGCTCGGTTCAGAGCTTTTCACAAATTACATGAATTACAAATCCTCTCGTAAAGAGTGGGAGGACGGCTATACAAAAGGTCTAGACCTTTTAGGTTTTAAATATGAAAATCGTAACCAACCTTTTCAAGGTGCATCAGGTGTAACTCACCCGGTGTTAGGTGAAGCGGTAACACAGTTTCAAGCACAAGCTTACAAAGAATTACTTCCAGCTAGAGGTCCTGTTCACACTCAGATCATGGGTGTTGTTAATCGACAGAAAGAGGATCAAGCTAGTAGAGTAAAAAACTTCATGAACTATCAGCTCATGAATAAGATGAAAGAGTATGAACCCGAGTTCGATCAGATGCTTTTTTATCTCCCTCTTAGCGGCTCTGCATTCAAGAAAGTCTACTACGACGAATTACTTGACAGAGCCGTTTCTAAGTTCGTGCCGTCAGACGATCTGATAGTTCCGTACACAGCGACATCTCTAGAAGATGCAGAAGCTGTTATTCACAGATTAAAAATTTCAGAGAATGATATGAGAAAAAAACAGGTCTCTGGTTTTTATAGAGATATAGAAATACAACCTGGTTACACACAAGAAACTGATGTTGAGAAAAAAGAATTAGAATTAGAAGGTGTTAAAAAAACAAAAGACGAAAACGATTTTACAATTTTAGAATATCATGTTGATTTAGACCTAGAAGGTTTTGAAGATAAAAATCCTGAAACAGGAGAGATGACAGGAATCAAACTTCCATACATTGTAACTTTAGATCAAGGTAGTAAAGAGGTTTTATCTATTAGAAGAAACTACAAAGCAGAAGATCCATTAAGAAAAAAAATAGATTACTTTGTACACTTTAAATTTTTACCAGGACTAGGTTTCTATGGTTTTGGTTTAATACACATGATTGGTGGGTTATCTAAAACTGCAACAGCAACATTAAGAGCATTAATAGATGCAGCAAATTTTGCAAACATGCCTGCAGGTTTTAAACAGAGAGGTATAAGATTAAGAGATGAGGCCGAGTCCATCAAACCTGGTGAGTTTAGAGATGTAGATGCACCTGGTGGTAACATTAGAGATGCATTCATGCCTTTACCTTTTAAAGGACCAGATCAGACACTTCTTCAGTTAATGGGTGTTGTGGTGCAATCAGGCCAAAGATTTGCAGCCATAGCTGATATGCAGGTTGGAGACTCTAATCAGAATGCAGCTGTTGGTACAACGATAGCTCTTCTTGAAAGAGGTTCACGTGTTATGTCAGCAATACACAAAAGATTATACGCTGCAATGAAACAAGAGTTTAAATTATTAGCTGATGTCTTTTCACAATACCTACCACCAGAATATCCTTATGATGTTGTTGGTGCACAGAGAATGATCAAGCAAACAGACTTTGATGACAAGGTAGATATCATACCTGTTGCAGATCCAAACATATTCTCACAATCACAGAGAATAAGTTTAGCTCAAACAGAACTACAACTTGCGATGTCAAATCCAAAAATTCATAATATGTATGAAGCGTATCGAGATATGTATGAGGCTATTGGTGTAAAAAATATCGATCAGATATTACCACCACCTCAACAGCCTATGCCAATGGACCCAGCGTCTGAAAATATTTTAGCTATGTCGGGTAAACCTTTTCAAGCATTCAAAGGTCAAGACCACAGATCACACATCACAACTCACTTAAATTTTATGGCAACAAGTTTAGCTAGAAACAATCCTGCAGTTCTTGGTGCATTAGAAAAAAATATATTTGAACACATTGCATTCATGGCACAAGAACAAATAGAAATAGAATTTATGCAAGAGTTGCAACAACTACAACAGTTACAGATGGCTGTGCAACAGAATCCAATGTTACAACAAGATCCAAATACACAACAACAGATTTTAACTATAACTCTAGCGTTAGAGGCTAGAAAATCTAAATTGATTGCTGAGATGACTCAAGAATTTAAGGAAGAGGAGAATCAAATCATGGGTCAAATAGGAAATGATCCGATTGCAAAACTAAAAGCAAGAGAATTAGACCTAAGAGCAATGAATGATGAGAGAAAAGCAGAAGATGCGGACCAAAGATTGAGTCTTGATAAGATGAAAGCTATGATGAATCAAGATAATCAGGAAGAAAAACTTGATCAGAACGAAGAATTAGCAAAATTAAGAGCAAATACTTCGATTGAGAAAACAATTTTAAGTAAAACAATCCCATCAGCACCAAAAATGGACAAACCAATTGGTAATGTGGCTATAATAAGAGGTAAAAATTAAAAATTATGT